TCACGATGCGAGGCTGGCTCGCAACGAGTGATAGATCACGTCGCGCTGGGCATCGGTGACGGCGCCGGGAATGGCGACGACACCGATAAAATCGGCCACCGTGACGGACATGAAAAACCTGTTCCAGCAGACGTTGAGAATCCCGTTATAGGGATCGACCAGAAAGCCGGCCGCCGGCAGCGAGACCGTCTGCACGCCGTTGAGCCGGCATTTGAGCGTCCCCTGTCCGTCCGTCACCGACCAGACACCGGGGCCGCCCCAGCCGGACAGCAGGCGGTTGTAATGCCCGGCGCCGTCCGTCCAGCGGACATCGTATTGATCGCCCGGATAGGTGACGGTGGCAGAGTAGACGGTTGCGGTGCCGCCCTGCGGCTTGACGCTGATCGTCTGCTTGTCGAGGTCCGCGACGATCACTGTGCCGTCCGGCATCGTGATCGTCGTATTGGATGCCGACCCCGTGTCCTGCCGGAGCAACGCGCCGCCGCTGTAATAGACCTCGACCAGATTGAGGTTATTGAGGCGCAGGCCGATATCACCGCGCGCGGTGGTCGCGCCGGCGGCCTGGACGACACCGTTTGGCCCGACGATAAAATTGGTCCCCGAGTAGCTGAGGCAGGCGACGTAGTCGTCCTGCCCGATCGCAACCGTGGCGCCAAACGCCACGATCCACGAATAGTCCAGCGCCCCGTCGATCGGCAGCGCGGCATCCATCCGGTTGGCCCGCTGGCTGCCGCGATCGTAAACGCCAAAATCCGCCCCAAAATGCGGCACCCGATAGGGCACGTCCCGCGCCAGCATATAGCGGGGATAGTCGGCAGGGGTTGAGGCCGGACCCTTTGATCCGTTCTCACTCCACTGGCAGTCCTCGCCCTGATACGGACCCAGATCCCGCCCGTTACCGCTCTGGTCGTGATACCGCACCACCAGCGGCGTGCCCGCATCCCATGCATCGACCGCCGAGACATCGACGGCCGCTCCGATGCCCTGGACCGGGGATCCGCCGCCGAATCCGAACGCCCGAGTCGCCCCCTGATCCGACCGCAGCAGCGTGACGCACGGCCCGGCATAGCCTGGCACCAGACGCACCGGCCAGATCACCAGCGCGGGCGCCAGGCCGAGCACCCCGAACATGTCCACGTCAAAAAATACCTTCTGGGTCGCCGGCTTGACCTGGGCATAGATCGTGGCCGTCAGGCCGAGCGTGGCCACGCAGGTCCCGGCCGGCCCGGTATAGGTCGCCACCCGCGTCTGGGCCGCGCCGGCATCGAACGCGATTGCATTGCCGCCCGCCACCGATCCGCCGGCGCCGGCATCGTCGATCGCCGCGGTAAACGCCGTTGGCGGATCGAAATTGGTCGCGACCTGGACGGCGCAGGATGCGCCGTTGACCGAGATGCTGGTCTGGAGCGCGTAATAGACCTCGGGCGCCGGAGCGAACCACCTTTTATAGGCGGTAAAGGGCGGCGCCTCCGGACCCTCCATATAGGGGCCGTAGCGGTTGGATGAGCCCACAGGATCGGTCGTGTAGGGATACCGGTTGAGGATCAGGTTATTGCCGACATTGTAGACGTAGTCAAAATCGTTTCCGGCCGTCCACACCCCGAGGACGTATTTGTTGTCCAGGCAGGCGCGTGCATAGGCGTCGCACGCCGCGATCCATTTTTCGGCGCCCGGCTGGTTATAGGCATCGTACCAGCCGGAGGCGGTCTCGCCGACCATCAGGCGCCAGCCATATTCGGCGAGCCACGGTTTGATCAGGTCGAGCCGGCGCGGGCCGAGCGTCGCATCGACTGGCCGGCCATAGTAAAACGCATCGCCCTGCACCACGATCTCGTCCCAAAACGAGGCCATACTCCCCGTGCCGGAATCCAGATAAATATCGCTGACAAACAGCGACCGGGCGGCAGGGTCGCGCAGCGTGGCCAGGCCCGAATTGTGATCGGGCCAGTTCCAGAGCGTACCAGTGCTGCCCGAATCAATCGCGACCATCATCTGTCGGTTGACCTGCCGCACGGCGGAGAGACCGACCGCCGCATAGCGCCACCAGACCGCGTCGCTCTGGCCGGGCACATTGGACCCCAGCGGCTCAGAGTTGAGCGCCATGCACACGACATCCGGCAGATCCTGCACCAGGCGCATGATTTTCTGCATCGTGTCCGCGTAAGCGCGCTCGGTAAAAACACCATCGCCAAACGATGCCACGCATCCCTCGATCGAAAACATCGAGTTGCTGTGCTGAGAGATAAAGGATTTTATCCCATATTTGCCGAACAGAGCGACCGATTTCCGCAGCATCCGCTGTGCGACCGGATCCGGGTCGCCCCACAGGCATTGCTGGGTCAGGTCATAGGCACTGCACAGGCGCATATATCGCAGGCCCGCCTGTCCATAATACCGGGCGTAATTTTCGGTCGGCCAGCTCGCAAAACGGTTCAGCACGTTTTGCTGGTCGCCCCAGCGGGCATTTTCCGGCCCCGAAAACGAGAGATAGAGCGCATAATCGTTGATCGGATCGACCGGGGCGATCGTATCGGCCGGCGCGTATGCGGCGATATCGTCAGGGGCCTGCTCGGTGCTGCCGTTATAGGAGATCACGCACGGCACCGGAGCGGTATCGGGCACACAGCCATAGGCGTCAAACAGGACCAGATGGAAGGTCAGGCTCTGCGGGCTGGACACGTTGTCGCTGACCTCGATCTCGACCGTCGCCTGACTCTGGCCCACCTCGAAAACCGCATAGCCGCGCGCGGCCGTGTATTCGGCATACGCCACGTCCGGCCGGCCGGTGAGCTGCGCCGACGCGGAGCCATCGACGGTTGCCCATTTGACAAACGCCCGCTCGGCAGCAGGTTGGTCGAGGGAAACAGTGAATTTTGCGGTGGCCATCAGCACCCTCAGAGCGTGACGTTGTAGGGATAGGCGGCGGTAATCGTCGTGGTGCCGTCCGTCGCCGTCAGGGTCAGCGTGTGCCGCCCGGCCGTCGGTGGCGGCGTGAGCCCGTCGCCGACATAGATGGTCAGCGGGATCATGACGGCGGCCAGCACCGAGGCGTTGCCGGTAACGATCAGGCCGCGCCCGGTGTCCGTCGCGGCGACGGCCGCGCCATCTGGCCCCATCACCTGCCCGCCGGTCTCGTCCGGCTCGATCGTGACCGTCATCTCGACAAACGGGTCGGTGTTGGCGACCGTCAGGATCCCCGAAAACGGGGTGATCCCGGCCGATGGCCTGGACACCGGCAGGACCTGTCCGTCCGCCGGCAGATGCACCCAGGTCATGGCGCTGCCCACCCCCTGGACGGCGTAGGTCGCATTGACCGTCGTGCCGTCCGGCGCGGCAAGCGCCATGGCGATCGTGGCGGGGCCGGCGGCGAGCGGTCGGGCCTGAAACATGGTCTTGACGGCCGTGATCCGCTCGGCGGTGCCGGTGATCTGGAGCGTGCCGCTATCGGGCTGGGTATAGCCCCCGGCGAAATGATCGTCGAAAATCTGCAATGCGCAGCCCGATGATGTGACGGTCAGGGTCATGACCGCATTGCGGTCGCTCCCGAGATTTTCCACATGCCAGTCGGAGGCGAGCGCCCGCATGGTCGAGAGCGGGAGCTGATCCGGCGCATCCGTCGTGGCCGGCACGTCAATGGCGATTTTCGGCACGCAGGCAGGCAGCACCGCAGAGGTCACGGCGACCGTCGTTGGCGCGGCCGAGACGGCGGGCAGGGCAGGCGGCACGATCTCCAGCACGCGCGAGGCGAGCAGGCCGGTATCGTCCGTGACGTCGATATACAGATAGCGACGCGGCTGGCCCCGGCTGTATGGCGCGGCCGGGACGGTGACGGTGCCCGTGCTGTTGGTCCCGCTCGATGCCAGATAATGCCGGCCGGCGAGCGCGGTGCCGTCGCGCGTGGTCCAGCGCGCCGTGGCGGGCAGGTCGCTGATGTCCAGCGTCACGGGGATATCGGCAATCGTCACCTGCACCGTCTGGCGGCGTACCGGGTAGAGCGGCCAGCCGGACATCTGGCCGATGCCGTATCCCAAAGGTTCCGCCGTTTTGTCATACCATTTAAAGATGACATCAAAGGTTTTCGGCGGCAGGCCGGGGAGGCGCGGCGTGATCGGGATATAGGCCGCCACCTCCTGCCAGCCCGGCGGGATCATCAGGCCGCCCTCGGTGTCCTCGTAATCGGTGCCGGCATGGCCCGAGCCGTCGGCGGTCTCCCAGGTGATCGTCCGGGGGATCGTGTCGGTAAACGGCACCGTCAGCACCGCTTTGGCGGTGAGCGGCTGCACCGTGCTTGCCGTATGGGGCTTGATACCGGTGTAGATCATCCGATTGAGCACGATGGCGGGCGGCATGTTCTGGCTGTCGCCATCCCCGGCCGCCGCGATCGTCACGCCGGTTTTGGCGCGATCCATCGTCAGGGCGGTGGACGCCTTGCCCGTCCGCGTCGCAGCTTTTTCTTCGACACGGCCGCCCCCCGCGAAGGCGGCCCCCATCTCGCCGCCGGACTTTTGTGGCACCACGAAGCCGGTCCCGTTGCTGGGCCGGTGATCGTGTCCCTGATCGTTTACCGGGTGATCATGCCCGTCATCGGTGAGCGGATGCGCGTGGGCCTGCGCGGCCTGGTTGCCGCCGCGTGCCCCGAGCTGGGTGCCGTCGAGGCCCGCGCCGGCTCGCGTGACCCGACCGGCGGCCGTGCCGCCCATCGTGTCGAGGCCAAATACGGCACGCCCGCGCAGATCGGGCAGGGCAAACGTCGTGCTGCCGTCGCCGCCCCCGAAACGGGTGCCGACCACGGCAAACAGCGCGGCGTAGGTGGTGCGGCTGACCAGCCGGCCGTCGCACAGCAGCCAGCCGGGCGGGGCAGTCGGGCCGGCCATCTTGACGATGGCGCCGGCCGGAAACCAGCTTACGGGCGTATAATGGGCACTCAGCCACGCGCGATCGGCGTAGTTGGCGGCGAGCCAACCGCGATCGGCCAGGATCTGGTCGCCCGCGCGCGCCAGGCCGTCGCCATCGAGCAGCGGCAGATATTCCGCCGGCACCTCGTTGTAGACATCGACGCCGCCGGCGAAATTGAGCGGCGCGGTGCCGCCGGCCGTGGTGCCCCTGATGAGCGTGCGCGCCAGCGTGACCGGCCCGGTGACGTCCAGTGTGCCGATGCCCCATTCGGCCTGAGCACCGTCGTTCGCGAAATAATAGACCGATCCCCCGGCCGGGAATGCCGCCGCGAACAGCCGCCGGTCCTGCGGCGCGCCGTCGAGCGTAAACGGCCCCGTGCCCGGCGTCGTGGCCACCTCATGCACGAAATCTGCCAGCATGGCCGGTCTCCGTTACGCCGGCGCGCCGGCATAGATGATAAAATTGAGCATGATGGCGGGCGGCATGTTCTGGCTGTCGCCATCCCCGGCCGAGCCGATCGTGATGCCGGTCGCCGCCTTGCCGATGGTGACGCCCGTGGTCGCCGAGGCGGTGCGCGCCGTGGCCCGCTCGTCGTCGTCGCCGCCGCCGGCGAACCCGGCATCGATCTCGCCGCCGGATTTTTGCGGCACGACGAAGCCGGTGCCGCTGCTGGGCGGGTGGTCATGGCCAGGATCGTCCAGCGGGTGGACGTGGCCGCCGTCGGTCAGCTCGTGCGTATGAGACTGTGCGAGCTGACTGCCGCCGACCGCTCCGAGCTGGCCGCCGTCGATCCCCGAGCCGTCCGAGGTGACCAGGCCGGCGGCCATGCCGCCCATATTATCGACGCCAAACGCCGCCCGGCCGCGCATATCGGGCACCGCAAAGGTGGTGCTGCCGTCACCCGCGCCGTATGTGGTGCCGATCGCGGCAAACAGCGCCGCATAGGTGGCGCGGCTGATGAGCTGCCCGTAGCAGAGCAGCCAGCCGGGGGGCGCCGTGGCGCCGGGATATTCGACCGTCACCCCGGCCGGAAACCAGCCGGCGGCGGCGTAATTGTCGTCCACCCACTGGCGGTTGGGATAGTTGGCGTCCACCCATGCGCGATCGGCAAGGACCGCATCGCCGGCCCGCGCCAGGCCGTCGTCACCGATAAGCGGCAGGCACTCGGCCGGCACCTGGTTGTAGACATCGACGCCGCCGGCGAAATTGAGCGGCGCGGTGCCGCCGGCCGTGGTGCCTCGGATCGTCGCGCGGGTCAGCGTGACGGGGCCGGACACGTCCAGCGTGCCGACGCCCCATTCCGCCTGGGTGCCGTCGTCGGCAAAATAATAGACCGACCCGCCCGACGGAAACGCTGCCGCGAACGATCGCCGGTCGGGGGCGGCGCCATTGAGCGTGATGACGCCTGTGCCGGGATTGGTTGCCGTCTCCAGCACAAAATTTGCGAGAAATGATGCGGCCATCAGAGACGTTCCGTCATGGTCAGTGTGATCGAATGCCGGTCCGCCGCGCCGAACGGATTGGACAGGTCGCCGCCCGAGAGGCGCCCGAACAGCGCCTGCTCCGCCAGCGTGGTGGCGTCGGCGCCGGGGTCGGGAAGGAACAGGATATTTTGTCCGGTCGCGGCGGCACGCAGGATCTGGTCGAGCACGGCCGCGTCGGCATCGCCAAGCGACTGGTGCGCGATCGAGGCGGTGCGCTGATACCAGCGGGCCTCGACAAACTCGGTCCCGGCCAGGGAGGTCAGGCTGTCCTGCCCCAAGGCCCGGCCGACCGTGCTGTCGGTCGAGAAATTCCGCGCGGGCTGCCAGAGCGGGCCGACATAGGCCAGCGGCAGGTCCAGCCAGCCGTCAGGGTTGGTCGGATCGTTGACGGTGATCCGCACGCTGTCGCCCGTCACCGTGGCCGGCGCGACGGCAAGTGTCTGCCCGCCGACCACCGGGCCGCCCGAGGCCGACCAGACGCCCGTGGCGCCGTTATAGACCGTCACCGACCAGGTCGCGCCCGCCGTCAGGTTGGTGCGGTGGAAACTGACCACCCGGATCGGCGAGGCTCCGGACCAGGCCACGGTCAGGCCGGCCGTGGTGCGGGGCACGCGCCAGCCCAGGCTGGCCGCCCCCTGCTGGTTGCGCAGGTTGGACACCGGCAGGCGCGCGACCTGCGCATCGGCCGTCAGCGTCGCGTCGAGGACGCGATTCTGCCAGCCGAAACCACAAATTTGCATGGATCACACCACTATCTGGATCGTCACGTAGCCGTCGGTGGACTGGATCTGCTCACTGACCACGATGCCCGGCGCGCCGCCGGTCAGCCCCACGGCCGGAGCCTGGAGCCAGACTGGATCGCCCAGGTCGAGCGACCAGGCGTAATCCTGCGGCACATTGACGGCCCACAGCCGCCTCTGGATGCCCCACAGCGCCCCGTGGCGGTCTGCAATCGTCTGGGCGTCGGCCTGGCTGGCCAGCGCCGTCGTGACCAGGGCCGGATCGTTGGGCACCCGCCAGCGGGATTTGATGTCGGTCGACCACCACACCGCTGTCCGGTCGGCCAGCGCCACCAGAGACTGGCGGTCGGGCGATATCTGCGGATGCAGCGTCGAGCCGGCGGCCTGCGGGGTAAAATTGTGCTGCCAGCCGATCCGCCAGCGCCAGGTCGGCGGGCTGAGGGTATCGTCCAGGGAGACCGCCGTGATCTCGGTGATCACGTCCGCCGTCAGCGACGCCACGGGCTGGGTGGCACGGGTCGGCGCGGTCAGCAGGATCGGCCGCAGCGTGCCCGTCCGGGTCGGCACCAGCGAGAGCCCCAGCCCGGACAGCAGCGTGGTGACGGCCTGGGCGCCCGTGACGGCATCCGAGCCATCCCAATACCAGCCCCCCGGCCACGGCGTGTCATGCGACACCGCAGGCCACGCCGGGTCGATGCAGGCCGCCGGCATCGCCACATCCTCCAGGATGAGCTGGCGCAGGATATCGACCACGGCCGTCGGCGCCGCCCCGGACCGAAACTGACCGGTCGCGTCGACGGTGATTGCGTAGACCGGCTTTGTCCCGAGACGAATCCAGGTGCCGTTGCTGCCCGTCTGCACCGTATAGGTGCCGGGGGCGGGGCTGGCGGCGTAGAGATCGTCCACGGTGCCGCCGGCCGCGATCCCGCCGGCATAGCCGCCCTCATACAGGGCCGTGATCGTCGCCGGGCCGTCCGACACCTGATAGACGTAATTGACGGCGTCGATCAGGGTTGGCGTCAGGTTGCAGGCCGTGCCGCGCAGGCGGGGCATTGCCCGGCCGGACACGTTGCTGTCGCCGTCCAGTTTGCCGGTGCCGCCATAGAGGGTCACCGGCATCGTGTTGTCGAGCCAATAGGTGGCGTCCAGCAGATCGACCGCGACCGTGGTCCGATCCGGCCGCCAGCCCCGACCCAGACCAGCGAACACCGGCACCAGGTCCGCAGCCGACGGATCGACCCAGAGCCCGCGCGTGCCATCCCAATGTTTCCGGCCGGCGCGGATCCGCACCGGCAGGTGATCGTTGATCCGGGTCAGGATCGTGCTGTCCAGCGCCCCGCCGGGGTTGGACAGGGTGATCGAGCCAAACGACCGCGCCCCGCCCAGCGCATCGGCCGAGAGCGTCAGCGACCGGTCGATCGTAAACGCCTCGGAGACGTAAGGCGGATAGACATCCTCACCATCGACCAGCCCCGCGTCCGAAAAACGCAGGGTCTCGACATCCTCCAGAGCGGCTGATGGACTGACGACCACGCCGTGGGGCCGCGTGCCATAGCCCGGCGCCGATGCGGCCGACGCGCTGGTCGCCGGCCGCACGATATCCAGTTCAACAGTACGGACCTGCATCAGCGCATCGCCAGGCCACGGGTGTTCTGTTGGTAAGCGGCTTTCATGGCATCCACCGATTTTTGGAGAGTGGCGATCGCCGTCGTGACCGCCGTTGTCTGGTTGTTGGTGGCATCGACGGCCTGCTGCGCCAGTTTCGACGCCAGATTAGCCGTCAACGCCCCGGTGTCGGCGCCGGTGAGCGACTGGAGCAGTTGCGTGTTCTGCTGGAAGAGCTGGGCATAATCGGTGCCAGAGCCGTAGAGCGTTTTGCCCAGCCCAAGCTCGGTCTGCATCTCCGACTGGATCCGCGACAGGGCCTCGTAATCACCGCCCTGCGCCGCCTGGTAATCCGACATCAGCGTGGATTTCGCCGCGTCGAACTGGTCCTGCACCGACAGGGGCGATGCGTCGGACGTCAGCAGGCCCTGGGCGTAGGATGACAGGCTGGTATAGACCGACGCGACCGACTGCTGCGCCTGCGACAGATACTCTTTCTGCTGGGCGATGCTGGTGCCGTTATACTGTGCCTGGATCTGCAACCGCTCGGCCGCCAGCGTCTTTTCCAGGTCCGTCATCTGATGCTGGTAGGTGACGTTGCTGGCGTAGCTGTCGCCCAGATAGGATTCCCAGCTATCCTTGAGCTGCTGGATCTCCTGATCGCCCGAGACCTTCTGATTCAGGAGGTCGGCGCCCTTCTGGTCGCCGTTGGCAGACAAAAGCCGGGCCTGCACCGACAAGTCGGACTGGTCGAGCTGCCGGGTCTCCGACGCGATCATCTGCGCGGCGATGGCAGCGCCCTTGTCCAGCAGGACCTGGGCATCCATTCCGTACTGTTCGGCCTGCCGCGCGGCGTTCTGGTAACTGCGCGTCAGGTCATCGACCTGCGAGGACAGGCTTTCCGAACCGCTGTCCGTGATATCCAGCAGGCCCTTCAGGGTGCTGATCTCGCTGGTCAGCGCATCGGTCGAGATGCTTTTGCCATCGAGCTGCGCCAGCATCGTGCCTAGATCGCCGGTATAGCCGTCGATATGGTCGACCGTGACCTTGGTTGCGCTGTCGAATTTGGTGACATGCACGCCGAGATTGTCCAGCGCGTCGGCCGTCTGCTTGAGCGCCGTGAGCGTGCTGCCATAGGTCCCGACGGAATCAAACGAGGACGGCATGCCGCCCGCAAGGGCCTTGTTGAACGTGTCATCGCTGCTGGTCAGGCCAATACCGCCCAGCAGGGATGCAAGATCGGTCGAGCGGGTCTTGCTGCCCTTTTTGTAATGCCCGACGCTGCCATAACTGCCGTCGTCAACGGAGGCACCGACGCTGTCCAGCAGGTCGTTGATGCTGTCGAGCTGGGTCTGTAATCCAGCCGTCACGTCATCGGATGTATGCTTGGTCCGCGAGCCGCTGATCGAAAGCTGGCCGTTGGATCCGGCCACATCGTCATAGGCCCAATGCGAGGTCGAAAACAGACCGCCGATCAGGCCGCCGAGGCCGCCGAGGACAGTCCCGCCGATTGCCGCGCCCAGCGGGCCGAAAAGCGCCGCGCCGGCGCCAGTGCCAATCGCAGTCCCGGCGAGAGACCCGATTGTGCCGCCGGAGCCGCCCCCGATGCCGCCGAGCATCGAGCCGATCGACATGCCGCCAGCCACGCCACCGAGGACACCGCCCGCCCACTGGCCGGTCGAGTAGCCCGACGAACGGATCCCGGTTACCGAGATATGTTCGCTTCCGTCGTTTCCGGCATCAAAATTCGGGTTTACGTCGGTCCCTGACCCCCCGAATGGATCGCCGCTGCTGGCCGCGTTCCGGCGCATGTTGAATAATTGGCCGATGCTGAAACCAGAGGACGAGACGTCACCAGACGAGGACGTCGATGTCCCTTCGCTCAACAGGCCGAACATGTCGTCAAGCGTATTGCGCGTGCCACCGTCGATCGAGTTGAGCAGCGGGTTGATCAGGGCAAGCTTGGCGATCATCGTGACCACCTGGCTCTCGATCCCCTGGAGCGCAGATTTGAAATTCACCCCTGCGCCGGCACCCTGGATCAACGCCTGGGTGATGTCGCCGCTGATCGTGTCCGCCATCGAGGACAGCGAGCCCGTCAGGTCCGACAGGACAGCCTGCTGGTGCTGGTAATCTGCCGTAGCCTGCGCCACGGCCCCGCTCAGGGAGATAAAGTCCTGAGCTTCTTGCGGCAGCACGTCACCGTATTTCCGATGCTCGGTCAGCTCGGCCTGCATGATTGCCAGACTGACACTGCGCTGATCGGCGTTCTGCCCGATCGCGGCCGTTTCAGCCTGGATCATCGTCAGATTATCGGAAAGCCCAGCATTCTGCTGGAGCTGCTGCGCCCGCATCTGGGCTGCCGACGAGGCATCGAGTGCAGCCGTCCGATCGTTGACGGCTTTGGTGAATTGCGCTGATTTCGGATCGAAGTCCTGCAACGCCTCTGTATAGGCTTGCTGATAGTTCGTGGCATGCTGGAGAGCTGCCGCCGAACCGCCAGCCGCATCCGCAATGGCGGACTGGGATTGCGCCTGACGCTTCGCGGCATCGGTGCCATCCTGATAGGCCGCCGCGAGTTGCTGCTGGCGGGCAGTCAGGGCCTGTGCCAGCGCCTGCTGGTCAACGCCGGTTCCGCGCGCAGTATGGCCGAACTGCGCCACGATCTCGGCCATACTGCGCCAATAGCCGCTCTGTGCCTGGAGCGGGTCGAGGCCATCACGCAGACCCTGGGTGATCTTCTCCTGCGGCGAGAGTGTATTGGCCAGTTCGACGCGGGCGGCGGCGATCTTCTCACCGGTTTCCTGCCATGCGGCCGATCCTTTCGTCTGAGCGGCCAGCAGCTTTTGTTCGGAGGCGATATAGGCTTCGATTTCCGAACGCTGCTGCGAGTAGCTGGATGAGGAATAACCACCTGCATCCGTAGAGCTTCCCCCAAGGAGCGACGCCTGATCGCTGATAACCGACGCTGACGTGGCATGAGCTACCGATGCGGCCGCCCCCGGCGTGGTGCCGGAAGAATCTTTGTACTGGTGGCCGCCGCTCTCATGTCCGATCACGCCCTTGAACAGGTTCACCATGCGCGAGGGAAGGCCGAGGCGAGATGCCTCCTGGTCGATCAGCTTCGCCGTGTCGGACGGTAGGGTATCTGGGTCATAGCTGTAGACGGCGCTGTTGTAAGCATGCTGACCCGCGCTCCCGATGGCATTGCCACTGTAGTAAGCTAGGGTGTTGTCCCAATTGCCGCCGGCCCGCCGGTTGGATGCCATGAAATTCTTCAGCGCCGCATCGATGTTCCCCTGTGGGGTCATGACGTCGTAGCCGTAGGAATAGCGCGGATCGACCTGCCCGAGACCGTAATGGTGCTGGCCGGCGGCATAGTTATCCAGCACCTGCGATCCGGCCAGTCCGTCAGTCGCGGCCTGAGAGCGGCGCGGTATCAGCGAGATGACTGCCGTTACGGCATTGAGCAGGTCAGTACCGATGCTCGACGCCAACTTGCCGATTCCTTCGGTGATCGGGTCAAGCACATGGTGCAGATCCTCCATCGACCTCTGGAAAGGCGTCAGGGCCTGTTCGCTGGCCCCTTTTGTCGCATCTGCAATCCGCCCGATGACAAGGGCATAGGCTTTGCCCTGTTCACCGCTCGCCTGGAGGATTCTGACCTGCTCTACCAGCGCAGCATCCACGCCGGGCAGGTGCTGCTTGTAGAGTGCCTGGATTTCGGCCGTCGGGTCGACCATGGCCTGCTGCACGGCCTTCAGCCCGTCTTCCAGGCTACCGAATACGGTGCCGGCGTCGCGGGCGATGCTCGACAGGTGCACGATGTCCGACGACGAGCCGGTGAAATTGTAGGTCCCGCCGATCGTGGTTGCCGCCGAACGCGCATTGGCCGCATTCCAGCCAGGCATGTTTCGGAGGCTCTCGGACGCGGACGTGATGCTCCCGGCCATGCCGGCTGCATCGTCCCGCGTGGCGCGCAACTGCGTCGACAGTCGCGCCAGCCGCGACTGCTCGTCTTCGGCGTGCGCTCCCAGCTCATAGAGCGCCAGTCCAGCTACACCGGCACCGACCGCAAGGCCCGCCGGTCCAGACAGGGCGGCGCCCACTAGGCCGAGCGCATTTTTCAGGCCGCCCATGGTCTGGATTGCGTTCGGGGCCTGATAGAACGCCGCTGTCATGGCGCTGCCGCCTGCGAGGATCTGGTCGGCGAATTTATGGGCCTCGTCCGCGAGGATCCCCATCTGGTAGCCTGACAGCTTGTGCGCCTGCGTCAGGTCATCGACTGCCGATCTTGCCTTGCGGGCAGCAGCGACCTCATTTTCCAGCCCGGCTACATGAGCCTGGAGGCTGGCAACCGACCCCTCAGCATCTTCTTGGGATAGACCATCGGCCATGGCGGCTTTCGCCTGTGCCTGAGCCTGCGCGAGGCGGTCCTGCGCACGTTGCAGCTCAAGCAGCTTGCGCGCGACAAGGTCTACCGACGAACTCATCCGGAGCAGCGACGTCGCCGATCCATCGAAACCTCGCCGCAGATCCGCCGCCGTTCCAGACGCGGACGATGCCATGCCGCCCATGGCGCTGGACGCCTCCTCGAATGCGCGCGTGGTCGCATCGGCTTTGTCCTGTAGGCCATCCAGATTCCTGGCTGCGCTCTCGGTGCCCTCAGCCGTCCGGTCGGTCACGTTGACGATATTGTCGATTTCGTTCGCGATGACCCCAGAGACCGTGGCCATGACTACATCCTTTGATTGGTGAGGATCAGCGTGGGATAGAGGAGCTGCTGCCCGGCCTGCCGGTCAGGGCGCCGGGAGGTGTAGGCATCGTGCTTGCGCGCCCAGGACTTGGCCTTCTTGTCCCAGGTCAGACCCGACGCGACGCCCGCAGCCCGCAGGATGTAGGGGACAGGGTCGCCACGGGCATCCTTGCCGCCCTGGAGGGCCTTGTAGGCTTTTGCCGCCCGCACCGACTTGAAGCGCCGCATGGTGGCCTGGCGCACCGCTTCGATCAGCCCCGGCGGGATGCGCGTCCGTTGCCCGCCGACCTCGATCTTGCGCGAGTACGGGGTGGTGTTGGTGATCCAGACTTCCGACCCGGTCGGGATCGTGGCGGGCGCATCCGTCCAGGCTTTGCCATCCACGAGGACCACCCAGCTATCGCGGAAATTTCCCTGGCCGACCGGAGAGCGCCGGCGGCATTCCGAGAGAGCCCAGTTCGCCGCCTGCGCGATCTCACTGAACACGTAGCGGATGATACCGCCCTGTAGGGGGACAGTCTCTTCCGCCGCGCCCCGAATGCCGTCCGTGTAGGTGGTGTAGACGGATCCGGATGTCTGTCCGGCACCGATCGCATCATCGCGCAACTGGCGCGATTTCCTGGCCACCATGGATCGCAGCTCGGTGCTGTTGAGAGCCGCCGCCGTGTTGAGGTGGATCTGGTTGCGCACGACCTGGGACCAGCGGACTGACGACGCCCGACGTGCCATGATTTCCCCCTGTCAGGCGAAGAATGCGTCTACGCCGCTTTTGATCTGTTGCGCTCGAATGGCGAGAAACCGCCGATCCATCGCCAGGACGAGGTGGCGGGTGAAGGCGGCGTGGGAAGCGTGCAATGCGTGGTTTCTGCACCAGGCATCGATCTCGTTCACCGGGATGGCAGACGGCTGGGCGACGATGCGGATTTTCCCCATTCCTGCGCCGAATCCCTCGGTGGAACTGCCCCGCGATCCGCTCAGTTCGTGCCAGCACCGCCAGGGCATCATGCACCATGGCTCCGGATCGATCCGGCACGACCAGCCGTCCAGCGCCTCCCAGTCCTGATCCGGGGGGCGTCTGCCGTCATATTTGTTGACGGCAGGCCCCCAGATCAGCAGCCATTCAAGCGCAGCCGTCAGTTTTTTTCCGCGTCCGCCAGAACCTTCTTTTCCTCGGTGCCCACCGAAGAAACGGCCTCCAGGGTCAGGCGCAGCAGGATGACATTCTCACGCCGCGTGATCATGTCGCGGAAGGCGTCGATCGTGATCGCCGCGCCATCATCGCCTTCCAGATCCCTGACATCGATCAGGCATTTTTCGCCCAATGCCTGGGCAACGCAGCGGTCGTCGATCGAGGGCGGCAGATCCTGCGGCACGGCGCGGACATCGTCGCGCGTCAGCCCGGCGTTATACTCGATCGTCGCCAGGCGGCGCAGCTCCCACAGACGGTCGGAGTAGGCATCGGTCATGCCGCGCGTCACCAGCACGAAGCGGTCGGATTTCGGGCCGACTTCGACCTCGGTGCCGTCGGTGATCGCGTCGGCGTGGCGGGTAAATTTGCTCAGACGGGCCATGTTAATTTTTACTCTCGCGATTGAGGGTTGGGATCAGCCGCCGGCAGGCGGCGCGGGCACGATCTTGGTGATCGTAAAGGTGCCGCCGGCGTCGGCCGGGTTTCCCTCGATCGTGAAGGTGGCCTTGACTGTCTGGTTGGACTGGGAATTCGGGATCTTGGGGCTGCGCAGGGCAGCGTTGAGGAATTTCAGCTCGTAGCCATTCCCGGTAGCATCAGCGATGCGCACGACGATCTCGCCCTGATTGCCAGCGATCGCGTCCTGATACTGTGCCCAACTCCGGAAATAGAACTCCAGGGTGCCGGCGGCCATGAAGCGGCCCGCTCGCACGCCGCAGGCATCTGCGTGGCCCATGCCGTAATCGTTGGCGGCGCCGTCGCGTGAAAGCGTGATCGTGGCCTGGGTGACGCATCCGTCCGGCGCCACACCATTGACCGTGCAGGAGAGAAAGTTCCCGACGGTGTCCATGACCTTGGTGGTCGTGGGGGCGGTGACAGACGTAGCGATGTCGGCGTCGGAGACGATTTCGTTCTTGCTCAACAGATCAATGCTGACGGCAGCGTACTGACCCTGCTGAAACTGGAACTGTGCCTGGCTGACCAGCGATCCCGGATAGAGAACGAATTTCCCCAGGATTTTCCGGCGTACCGTATAGGTTTTGCCGAGACTGCCATTGGTGATCGCGCTATCGGCCCAGTCGGCCCCCATCACGCCGGCGATCAGATCATCGTAAGTGCCAGACGAAAGCGCACCTGAGATGGTGCCCGATGCCTGTACCTGCGTCAGGACAGACTGGGACGCCTCGGCCACGCCATTGATCTCGTCGGGCCGCGACGTGGACTGGGTGATCGCCAGGGATTCGCCCGTGATGCGCAGCGCCTGGTAGGCCACGGCTGGGGACGTCCCGTATGTTGCCTCCTGTGCATAGTCCAGGCGCGTGTCATTGGTCTGCGCGCCGGCCGCAAGGCCAGTCGTCGCTCCGGTAAAGGCCATGATTTTACCTCATGAAAAAAGCCGCCCAGAGGCGGCTTGGAATCAGGGAGTCTGGACCAGCGCGGACTGGTATTTGTAGCTGACCATCAGGGTCAGCGCGTACCAGTTACCGGGCTCATCAAGGTCCGGCGGAACGAAATCCTGACGGCCGTAAAACAGTCCCGAGGGCCAAGGCTGCGGCGTATCGCCGACAGGGGCACGAAAGGCGGCGCTCATCGCGCCGCAATGCTCCAGCGCATCGGGCGTGCTCATGGCGCCCTTTGGAACCATCAGCACCAGGATGATCTGGCCGTCTTCCTCGTTCTCGGTCTCCCCCATGCCGAGCCGGTCGCTGGAGGCGATGCCCATGGGGATCTTCCAGTAGGGATCCGTTCGTTTCGACAGGTCCTGCAGGAGCGGATCGATGATATCGACACCAAGATGTCCGCACACCGCCGTTGCGCGGGCGTAGGCGTCGTTCCAGACTGTGTCGGACAGCATTACGCCCCCCCTGCCGCGATCAGCGTCCAGCCGATCAAGGTCGGCCCGCTATAAACCCCGACCGCGTCCGTCAGGGTGTAGGTGCGCGATCCATCGACCAGATTGTCGCCCTCCTGGGGGGTGAAACCGGCAGAACCGGTTTCGTCTGCCGTGATCTGGGCGATGAATGCAGCGCGCGCCACGCCGTCAGACAATTGGGAGGCCTGCGGGGGAGGGGCGTAAGCCGTCAGGGTGACTGACCCGCCGTTTCTCGGGCGCGACAAGGTCATCGACCGCCCCTTGGCCCGGATCTGTCGGCGCCGCCGGTCTGCGCACCAGCTCATCGGACACCGATCCCGCCGAAGCTGCGCAGAGCGTCCGCCGCAGCCTGCGGCAGGCCGCCGCTGCCGGCTGCGGGCGATGCCCAGGACGACGATCCCACACCCTGCTCGCTCTCCGATCGCAGCAGGGGGTCACGCCCGCCACTGTGATAGAGCGCGGCCGCAGCCAGCCGGGTCGCCTGCTGGATCGCGCGGGGCAGGTCGCCCAGCACGGGTTTTCCATCGTCACCGATCGTCGGCGCCGTCCACCCGGCCTGATAGGTCACGACGTATCGTCCGCAACGCCAGAGGGTCCCCCACCCGTCCGGCGGGTAGATCACCCCAGAATCGGGCGCCAAATTGAGCGCCGCGACAGCATCGACCGACCATGGCGAGCCGTTGACCGAGAATGCTGTGATGGCCTGGAGCGGGCGGCAGCATACCAGCAATCCGGTGCGTTGTTCATCAGGACCGAGCGTCAATGTGTCACGCCACTCTGCCCTCAGTATCGGGCGCCTGATGAAAGTCAGGACTTGGTCGGATGCGTCGAGCAACAGGCTTTCGAGCCGGACATCCTGGGTGTCATCACTGACACCCAGATCCGCCTTGAGATCGGCCAGCAGCGCCAGCGCCACGGGCTGCGCCGGCTGGCCGACAGGGATTGTCTGCCTCACTGGCCGATCCTCCTCGATCAGCCGCCGGCGCGGCGAATGTGCCCTTGATCAGGGCCTGCGGACGGTAGACGGCCAGCCCCAGCCGCTCTTCCGCCAGGATCGTGACCATGCCCTTGGTCAGGTTGTCGCGGTCCTCGGTCGAGATGATGACGGTCGCATCCTCACGATCAAAGAGCTGCGCCGCGTAACGGAATGCCCCGGTCAGGAACGTGTTCTGTGCGATGGCCAGCGATTCCACGACCGGCAAGCCCCACAGAGATGGCGACGCCAGACCGGTTGGATTGGCGAACACGTATCGCTGCTGGCCGTCCTTCGTGAGTTCGATCGAAGCCCAGTCGATCGGATTAAGGACATGCCCGGTAGCGGGGAACAGCGCCAGAGTCGCCTGGAGCATCGCCAAGCGCAGCCTGTCGATCATGGTCTCGTTCGCGACATTGACCCCTGCCGGCGCGGCGTAATTGGATGCCTGGATCATCAGGCCCTTCAGGTTCTCGCCGGTGCCGTCGCCATTCAGGAGCTGATCATCCTCCTTGTAGGCCAGACCGTAGCGCAGGCGCCCATCGATATAAGATGACAGCATCGGTGCATCCGACAGGATCTGTTTCGACGCCAGCATCCAATGCGCCACCGTGCGCACCGGCAGACTCTGGAGATCGAACTTCAGCTCGGACTGCGGGTAGACGTTATCCGGGTTCTCCGCGACCATGTCCGCATTGTTCGTGAAGACCGTTTCACGGACATAGTCGATGGCTCCGGATGTCGTGTTCCCAGGCATCAGCAGGTTGCGCACGACGAGCTGTCGGTTCGGGAGAACCTGAACGATACCCGGCTGTCGGTCTGCCACGACAAGGCCCGTCGTCCCCGAGGCGCCCGTCGTGCTCGCGGAGGTAATGTTCTTCACCTCGAACTGGGCGGTGCCGCGCCAAGCCCCACCCTTGGTAGCCATGGCTTTATACTCATCGGAGTCCGTCACCCGCACGCCGATGCTTTTGGCTTCCGTCGGCGCACCTTCTCCGGGCCGGCGGGCCATCTTCTGTTCCATTTCCGTCAGGCGGGCGGACAGGGTGTTCATATCGAGCAGGGCCTTATCGGCCAAATTCTTCGTCTCGGCCGTCAGGGTGCCGAGGTTCTTCATCTCGGCCTTCGCCTCATCGGCGGTCTTCTTGACGTTGTCGGTCGCCTCTTTCAGGGCGACGATCGCGGCCTTGTATTCCTGTTCGGTTGCCATGAGATTTTTCCATAAAAAAAGGCGCCCAGAGGCGCCGTGGTGAGAAATGAAATCGGGGTGTCACCCGATAATCGACAGCGACCTGAGCGCGCCGATGTCGAAATTCAGAAGCGGATCTGAAGGGGCAGGAAGGCCCACGCCAAGGCTGGGAAGAATGGCGGCCAGATCCGCCAGAAGGCTCTTGGCCTCTATCGGGACGCGCTGGCCGGTCAGTGCCTCATGGGCGGCCTGCATATGCTCCAGCAGATCCGCGCGCTCCTGCGCCGTCGGGGCATCGCCTCCGCCAAGGACGGACTGATGCAGGGCGATGGCGTTAGCAACGGCCTGAATGGCTACGCCCGGTGCACTGGTTGCTTTCCATCCCATCCGGCCCTTGAGTTCCGTGACGCGGGACAGGGCGTTGCTGGGGTCATCGACCAGGCTGACTTCGAACAGGTTGGCCTGCTTGATCTGGCGCCGCGCACCGGGCTGGCTGGCCTTCGCGGCGCCCCCTTCCGGCACGCTGTATCCGATCGAAAGGCCGCCCAGCGCGCCATCCTTGACCCGCTCATACAGCAAACGGCCCGCATCGGTGTTGACACCGGAGATCTTGCCTTTGACGTGCAAGCCCTTGCTGTCCTCGCTCACGTCGTGCCAGACCCCTGCCGGGACCCCATCGCCGCCGAAAACCCCGTGCATGACATGCATGGGTAACGCCCGTCCCTGCGCCTTGCGTTCCGCCAGCGACGCGGCAAACGCGCCGGGACTGATCACGTCGCCATGGGAATCGGTATTCCCGAAAACCGCGCCGTAGCCCTCGACCGCGCCCGCCACGCCCGCATCGCCGGGTGCCAGCTTGAATTCGAAGGGGACGGCACAGACCTTCAAGCCGTCAATCATCGTCTGGATCTCCTATGCCAGCGGGTTGGGGTAGCTGCTGCGGCGGGCCGCCCGGAACAGGCTTGAGTGTCGGCTGGACGGCGGCCTTGCCGACATCGACCAATGGGATCATCTGCGCCTGGACGGTCAGCACGTCGCCTCCAGGTAGTGGCGGCAGATCGTCATCAGCACGGATCTCGTTCCGCGTTCGCACACCGTTCGTGGCCTCGCTGGTATTGAGCTGGGCGCGCGCCGCGCTGTCAGCGCGTAGCAATGCCTTGACGTTGTGCTTGGCGTATAGCGTTTGCTTATCGACCGCAGATAACAGACACCGCCAGATTGCCTGCTCGATCCGTACCAGCCACGGCTGTAGGGCGTAGGTCAGGAACCAGAGATTCATCTGTTCCAGGCCGCTCCCCCACGCGGTGGATTTTTCCATTCGGCCGATCATGACCGGCTGGACGCCAAACCAGCGGCAGATCGTCTCGACGTTGAAGCCGCGCGCCTGCAACAATTGGAGGTCGCTGGGGTTGAGACCGATACTCTCAACGGTCCAGCCGCCTTCGAGCAGGGGCGTTTTTCCGGCATTTATCGCACCGGAGTAGTCCTTTAGGATCTCCTTGGCTCGTATGACCTGCGCGTCGTCCAACCAGTCAGGGCTTTTGATATAGCTCTGGGAGAGCATCCCATTTGCATACATCCGGCCGGCAGTTTCCTCAGCCGCAATCGCGGCGCCGAGGCTGTGCCTCGCGGCGCTGATCGGCGAGATGCCCATGATCCCGTCCAGGCTAAAGCCTTTGACGTGGAAGATGTCGGCCTCATCGATCACGAGCACCTTCTGCTGCCACGAATAGGTGTAGATGAGCGATCCGCTTACCGGATCCCGGCGAACCGTCATCCGGTCGGGGCGCAAGGGGCTGATCGCAATGATAGCCCCGTCACTCCGCCGCTCGATCTGGCCGTAGGCGTTTCCCCACAGCAGCAGGCTCGCCACCATGCATGACCAGAACTCCATGGCTGTCATGTCCGCATTGGGCATGTCGTGCAGGATCCGGAACAGCGGATGGTCACGCGCGAGAGCGGCCCTGCCGTTTCCCTGCTGCCGATACAGGTTGAGCGGAAGAGTGGCGATGATCTCGGACAGCAGGCGCACGCATGCCCACACTGTGTCGAGCTGCATCGCCGTGTCGACGGTGACCGTCTTGCCGGCATAGCTTCCGCCGCCCGCCAAGAAGGCGCCCAAACGAAGGTCGGTCAGCGACACGCCCGTGACCGCATAGGCGATCGCGCTGGCCGATTTGTAGAGCATGGCCTTGAAGCGACTGCGCATGCTCATGTCGACAACAGCCCGCGCCGCATGAAGCTTTCCATGGTTTTCTTGACCTTCGGGTTCAGCGCCATAACGGCGACTGCGTCGAACAGCGCCATCAGCGGGTCGATCTTCTTCCCGCCGGCCACCTGTTTCTCGATATTGAAGGCGTTCCCGCGCGCTACGACCCGCGCGTTCCCGACCGCCCATGCCATGATGGGCCGCCCTCCGTGCCAGAACGTCCCGTCGACCAGGCGACGTTCGGTCGTCTTGATCGCGCCAATCATCTTCCAACCCTGGCTGATTCCGACGACACGATCGTCGCCGATCCCTTCCTCAGCCAGTGCAAGCACGATGTCGGCCACGCCGGCGGGATCGAGGCCGATCATGGCCAGCTTTCCGGTACGATCGACAAGCAGGACGATCGCGACCAGTTCTCGCAACTGGTCATCCATAACGGGGCCGATCACCAAGTCTCTCTCGGCTGCAAAGTCGAGGTAGCGTGGTGCCTCCTTTTTCCGCGTCTCCAACACACCGGAAAAGACCCAACTCTGCTGCCAATGAAGCCAGTCGCCGGTCACTGCATTGCGCCCTAGCAGTCCGAGAGAGAGAAAGTCGTCTGCTCCTCCGCCATCAATGCCGCCAACGATCAGGTCCGACCGCCGGATCAACTCGTCCAGGGTCAGTGACGGGTCGCTCTGCTTCTCCCAATAATCGGCTCCTGCCCAGCGATCGGCGCCCATCGCCATGCCGATCTGGACGTTGAGGTGCTTGGACAGGAAAATCCGAACCTTCTCCTCGCCTTCGTCCAGTGCCTGCTCGAACTTCTCCCACAACCATTCTTCACTGACCGAAGCCCCCATATTGGGATTGGTCATGTAGAAATTTTCTGGGTTACGCTCGCCTTTGGCGTCGAGGATCGCCTTGGGAAACTCATAGATCAGTGGAAGAAAACGCCGGTTATCGATCTCTCCATCACGGACCTTGCGGGCATATTTGAGCTTTGCGGCGAACACGCCGGCTGGCGGTTCTTCCGACTGAGTGCTCAGATAGATCACGAAGCCTTCGGGACGCGATGCCAGGCCGCCGGTGGCTTCCAGCAGCATATTGTCCGCGGTCGCCTTTTTGCCGAACTCATGCAACTCGTCGATGAGGACGCCCGTCGCTTTCTTACCGACGACAGTTTGTCCATCAGCGGCGACGACCTTTAGGGTGGCGCCGCTGGCTTGATGAGTGATGATTTTCTGATGTGGCGAGACATGGAAGATTTCCGATAATGCCTCATCTGCCTTGATGATATCCCAGGCGGGCCGGAACGCATTGTCAGCAGCTTCCTTGGTTGGCGCGAGAATCAGAAACTCGGCTGACGGACGCCAATTCAGTACCAGGGCAGCCAGCATAATCCCGGCGGCGATGGTCGATTTCGCGTTCTTCTTGCTGACCAGAACGAAAAACTCGCTGATCAGACGTCTTCCGCTTTGGTCGTCGTACGCACCGAAAAAAACCTCGGCGAAGTCGGTAAGCCATGGCAGGTTGGCTTCGCCGAATGTGGGCTGCCCCGCAACATCTACCAAGCGAAATGCCTGGAACGCGCCCTCCATCGCCCGCTTGGCATAGTCTGGAAACAGCGGCCCGCAGGGCAGGAGGCTCCGGCGTTCGACGATGCGCCGTTCCCAGTCAGGGCAGGCTGTCGTCCATTCCAACACGTTGGGTGGTGTGACCGGAGGCAGACCAGCTCTGTCGGGGCTGCGGCTTCGTGACTTTCTGCCGGCAAGTGTTCTCGGCTTCTTCCTTCCCGTCTCATTTGCCACGGTTGTTATTCACCACCAGCTTGGGAGGCGCTCCCATGGCGAAACGGCCACCGCCGGTTGCGGCAGCTTTCGCTGCATCCTTTCGCAGCTCCTTCTTGCCCTTCTCGGCTTCCGTTTCCTTCATCGCGCCGAGGGCCTGCGCGATTGTCTTCAGCGTTGTGGCGCGGGCCGAGAGGCTGACTGCCTTCATCATGGCCTCCCGACGACGCCCGTTTGAATCGTCAGTCGTTTCGACCTCGATCATCTTCTCAAGCTCGTCAGCATGCGCGGTAGCTGCGTCCAGCTCGGAGAGCATCCGCAAGGCAATATCGCGGCCGAGGTCTGCGTGATTGCCAGTGGCCTCAACTGGAGGCGCGAGCGCTCGGCGCGCAGGGGCGGGGGAATGGGCAACTTTGTGGTGCGCACTTTCGCGTCTGGTGCGCACCTTGGGCACCTTGCTGCGCACCCAACCCTCGGCTGTCGCGCGCTTTCTGATCGCGCTCTCAGAGAGCCCATGCTTCTCAGCAATTTGGCGGTTTGACAGGGCTCCCGCGCGGAAATCCGCCTCGATAGCCGGCCAGTCGACGGCCCGTTTTGTGGTCATGATCCACCGTCAATTGTGCGAAGTGCGCACCTCGCATCCGTTCAGACGGAAAAAATTTTCGCGCGTGGGACCGGTGCGGTTTGGCCCCTATGCGTTCCGTTCAAGATTGGACCCGCCCCCATGCACCCGGCGCATGGATGCGTCTGGTGCATGGGTCAGCCAAATCTATGCGCTAGGCGCATACCTTGTTGCGACCCGTTCCGCGCGGGCACGGGCCGTCTTCCGGGTGTGGCAGGAGCCGCAGAGCAGCCGCACGTTTGCCTCGGCGAGCGGCGCGCCACCGTCCTTCAGCTCCTGGACGTGGTCACCAAAAATCCGGGTGTTTTCGCGGCCGCACTGCTCGCAGCGGCGGCCGCGCTTCCGGATCAGGGTCGTGACCAATTGGCGCCAGGCCGTCGACAGATAGAATGGGTCGGCGGTCTTCTTCGGCACCTGCGCGATGCTCGTGTCCAGCGTCCGGACCGGGCTATCCAAGCACCGCAAAGGCGCCTGCTTCCTGGGCGATGGCATTGTGGACCTCAAAGGGAAGGGGACATCACCATCAGCTCGGCCGCCTTCGAGGGCCGGCCGCCGACAGTATAGGTGGTCGAGACGGATTCGATCTTGAACCCAGCGAAGATCCGCCGGATCTCGGGCACGTCGTTGATCGAGAGGATGAAGCTGCCTTTGATCGTGCCGAGGATCGTGGCCAATCGCTCGAAGTCATCCGAGGCAAAGACGCCGGCGCCGTAGTCACGCTCGCATCCCCAATATGGCGGATCGAGGTAGAACAGCGTGCCCGGCCGGTCATACGTCCCGATCAGACGGTCATATGGCAGGCATTCGATGACCACGCTCGAAAGCCGCTGATGCACCTCGTCCAGCACCGCAGCCAACCGGGTTACGTCGAAGCGGCTGCCGCGCGTCGGGTCCACGCCGAAGTTCCGCGACCTGATCTTTCCGCCGAATGCCAGCCTCTGGACATAGAGGAACCGCGCCGCGCGGTGCAGGTCGGTCAGCGAATACGGGTTCATGGAGAGCAGGCGCTCGAATTCCGCCCGGCTGGTGAGCTGGAAGCGCAGCATGTCCATCAGCGCGACATAGTGGTGCTGCAAGACCCGAAACAGCGTCGCCACATCGCGGGAGACGTCGTTGATGACCTCGCTCTTGGCACGAAAAGGACGGCGCAGAAACACGCCGCCCATGCCGATGAATGGCTCGACATAGGTCGTGTGTTCGACCTCGGCGATGCGTTTGATGATACGGCCCGCGAGATTGCGCTTGCCACCAAGATACGGCGCTATCGGCTGCACCGGAGTCGCCGCGATTTGTGTTGGATGCATCGTACTGATACTCGATCGCCCGTTCCTTCACAGGAACCGGGGCGGGGGTTTCCCGTGCGCAGTGTCCGCTGCGCGGCGTGGTTTGTGTCAGCAAACCAGCCCCTGCCCCTAACCTGTGGAGCAAGGGAAACCGTGGCCCTGGTTAAGCGCGGGCGATGTCGAGCGGGACCTGACTGAAGGCGTCTTCTGCCCGCTGGCGCTCGTGGAACCGGATGTATGCCTTCGTGGTGTCGATTCGGATGCTGTCGGAGATCGCGCCCATGGCGCGCTTCCATTCGTCATCCTCGATCGCCAGGCGCCGGAGCCCAAGGATCTTGTCGGTCCGGATCTTGCCTTCCTTGCCGACCTCGAACGCATCCAGCACGACAGCCCGCACATTGGCGTTGCCGCCCTCGGTCCAGCGCGTCAGGCAGCTATCGATCAGGGTCTTGGCGACCTGCAATTCAGGGCCGAACGAGATGGAATCGCCGATGGCGACCGTGATCCGCTTCGTGCCGTCGTAGCTCGGCAGCGTCAGGTTGCCCTTCGCGCCGCCCATGGCCGTGTCATAGTTCTCGGCCAGGAGCGCCAGAAACGACCGGATCTCCGAGAAGCAGACTTCGCGGAATGCGCGGAGCTGCTCCCGTCGTTCCGCAGCCTGCGCGAACAGCCGGCACACCAGGTCATCCTGGAGCAGATGTTCGGGCTTCACCTTGTCACGCGGGACCAGCCGGCCGGCCGAATCCTGCATGTAGCCGTCCGGAATGGTCATGCCGGCATCTCCCCGGTGACGCCCTGTGCTCGACGGCGGCACGCCTTGGCCCGCAATGCGGCCCATAGCCGCACGCCAGGACGGCGATCCTTTTCCGCGATGCGGCCGTAGTGCGCGGCCGCGCGCTGCCACACGCTGGCGTCCGTCGCCGGCGTGCGAGCCTGACTGGCTGACTTCATGAGATGGTCATCCCTGACAGTGGGGGACTGCCCGCGCTGATGCGGTCAGTCGAGATATTTCCCGGCGCCGTCGCCCTCGCGGACGTGGCTGTATCGCGTCGTCGTGGCGAGCGATGCGTGGCCGAGCTGCGCCTGGACGACATGGGGCGGCGCGCCCCGGTCCTGCGAATGCGAGCAGCAGGCGTGGCGGAGCCAGTGCGCCGAGACGGCCGATGACAGGCCAGCCCGCCTCGCGGCCCTCTTCGCGATGCGGTCTGCCGCCTTGACGTGAAGAGGACCGCCCTCGTGGCCGGGGACAACCGGCGCATCAGGCCGTTTGTCGACCCGCAGGGCCACAAGCTCTTTCCATAGCTTGGCGGGCACCACGACCGATCTGGTCTTGGCGCCCTTGCCGAAAATGCTGGCAATGCCGCCCTGCTGGCGGCGCGTCATGTCCCGCCATGTGAGGCCGCATGCCTCGCTGATGCGGAGGCCCAGCACATACAGGACGCGGAGCAGCGCATGACGGCGCGGATCGGTCTCGCTGTCGATCATCCTCGCCACGTCTTCCTCGGGCAGGATGCGTTCGTGGAGCGTGTCCCGTGCCCGCTCCAAGCGGAACGCAGCGCCCTCATCCGTGGGGAGGACCCGCATCGTTGCGCCGAAGGCGAGCAGCGATTTGACGGCCGACAGCTTCCGCCGGCGCGTGGCATCCGATCCGTCCAGGCAGTCGAACCAGGCTTGCAGGTCATCCAGCACCACCTCGCCCAGCGGCTTGCCGGCATAGGCCATGAAGGCGCGGGCATCCCGCTCATAAGCCCGGCGGGTGTTCTCTCCCCGGTTGTGGAGCCACGACCGCAGAAGCAGATCATCGCCCGAGACCTTGGCGAGATCTGGCGGCCCGCTGGCGCGCGATCCCGCACGATCTCTCTTAACCATTTGATCCACCTAAATAAGTGGCCAATTTGACCCCGCCAAAAACCGGGAGATAACAGGCATTATCTCCCGGCTTTCCGGGGGGGCTTGCGGGTTATCTCCCGCATGTCGCACTGCCCCGTGTCCGATAATTCCGGGTTATCATCCCGGCTTTCGGCGACTGGGCAGCGCGGAGACCGGCATCAATCGGAGGGTGCGCCGCCGACCTTCCGGCCGCAATCCCACCAGCGCGGCCCACGGCCGAGCGTCGACGGCACCACGCCTGGGCGCAGTTCCTCCGTCTTGCGTGCCGCGTTCTCCCGCATGATGGCCCGGTCGATGTGCTGCATAAGCGCGTCGGGCGCGGCGCCAGTCCGATCTGCGCCAGTCCGGGCGCTCGTCCAGAACCGGTCGGCGCAGCGCGCGGCAAGATTGGTCACCTGGCCTGGTGCGCACGGAATTTTCCTGCACGGCACGTCGGCGCGGTGACGCGGCAGAGCTTCGCGCTCCAGCGGGACGATCAATGCCATTCCGTCCAGCACGGACACGACAATGCCGTGACGCGATCCGCGCACGACAATGTCGCCGCGCTGCACCGGCAGCGGGCGTGGTTTCATGTTTCACCGAGAGGGAAGGTGCCCGTTGGGCATAAAAAAGGCGTGTCGCCCGTTTCCGGACACACGCCTTCGAAGATGCTACCAGATTTGCCCGAAAAATCCGGACACGTCAATCTCGCCAGTGAGCCCCCGGCATCTCATCATACAGTTCGATGGTCTGCTCCAGAACCAGTGCCGAGGCCCCGGAGATATTGCGTCTGTGCTTGGCCAAGCGGTTTGCCATTTCATCCAGAGGTAAGCCGTCGATCATCAGCATGATCAGCAGGTTTTCCCCCACGCGGCCGATTGCCTTCCTGATGTGCTCGCACCGTGCCGATGCCGCTGCACGGGCCAGCATGACGTCGTGGAGATCGCCCCTTTTGCCCGTTGCCGCCCGTTCAGGATCTGAAGCGCCAAGAATGCCCGTTTCATAATCGCGAGCCCACATATTGGCCGCGATGACATGAGCCTGATCGATGGCCTTGGATCGCCGCAGGTTATAGAGGCCTGGCGCCGTCCGGTAGACATCGATCGCGCCGACTGCATCCTTCGGATCCAGCCTGACCATTTCGACTTCCCCGCGCGCCAGGCGCTCGGGGGTTGGTGTTGCTGTGGCCCGTTGGCCCTGAGAAACCGCCGCCGCGCGCGGCCGGCGGGATGACCGTGCTGATTTCACCGTGCGCGAACCATATCCGTCTCTGCCCCCGTTTTTGCCTGGAATCGGCCGCACGCATCGCGCGGCTGCTCCATCAGCGTCATGCGCCGGCGCACAAGCACCAGCTCCAAACGCAAATTGGCCAGCTCGCGTCCGAGCTGGCCGTTCTCCTGCCGCAACCGGCGGGCCTCCCTGCTGGGTTGGATGAGCCGGGCCAGAAATGCTCTCAAGCAGCATCCTCCTGTGGCCGGTAGGCCGCCAGATAAGATTCCAGGCGCAGCTCAGTGATCGGGCGGCCCAACTCACGCGCCTTGTCCGCCCACAGGCGCCGCACCTTCGTGTAATCGCCCTCGGTCTGCATGATGCTCGCGAAGAGGCGCTGGTCATGCCCGTAATCTTCCCGCGCCCGGCGTTCCCATTCGGGCGTCGGCGCGGCCGGGCGGCCGATCTCTTCCGGCATCAGGGAAAGCGTTCGATGCGCTTCCCACGCTGCGCCGATCGCCTTCTGGAACGCGCCCATATGCCGGGGCGTGTCCTCATTGGCCTTCATCGCCTGGACATGGGTCTCAACGGCTTCGACCAAGACGTCCGCCGGGCAGCCGCGCTGAAGCCAGCCCCGGATCGCGCCCATCTGTCTGGACAGGGCCGTGCGCTCCCAGCCCGCCGCGCACAGCACGCGGTTGGCGGTTTCCGCCAGAAGCTCGGGGGGGACCGGGGCAGTTTCCGGCTGGGTTTCGGTTTCGGCGGTTTCCTCAGATTCAGAAGGAGAGAAATTAATATCTCTATCTAGATCTAAGGAAACCCCGGAAACCGGAACTGAAACCGAAACCCCGGAAACCGAAAACCCATTTCGGTTTTGGTTTCCTGTTTCGGTTTTCGGGGTTTCCACCGTCCGAAGCAGGCGCATCGAGCGCTGCTGCCCCGCATGTTCGGCCTCGGCGAGGCGGCGGGCATAAGCCGCCTCCGGAGATTCACCCTTACGGGGCCGGCCGCCACGGCGCGCATTCGTCTGATTGGCCATGGTCTGGATCGTCATGTCCGCCGGCAGCTCTCCAGCCGCAATGGCCGCCTCGATGGCGTCCTGCCGCGCTGCGCGCTCTGCTGCCTTGCGTGCACGCTCCTGGCGGCGCAACTCACGCGCCAGCAGGTGAGGGCTATACAGGCATCCCTCGTCATCCCATGCGGCAAAGCCACGCTGCACGATCTCGGGCAGCGTACGGGTCAGAACGTCGGCTTGTTCGCCGATCAGGGTGGCGATCTCGGGCACCGGCAGAGCATGGGCGCCGCTGCGGAACGCAATCATGCGGCTCTCATGCAGGGTGTCGCGGATCGACACGACAACGCCCCGGATCTCGGCCGGGGCGCAGCGCAGCAGCTTCCAGGGCGGGACGGCGGCAGCGTCGAACGCTGCCGGGATGGCAAAGCCCGCCGTCATGCCGCTCCTCCGGCTACCGATCCGTCATGGATCGGCACGACCCTGTGGTGTGCGCCCAGCCGGGCCTGGCACACGCGCATCGCCTCATGCACGACCGTCAACAGGCTGTGCAGGTCCGCCGACAACTCGCGCGCCTCATCCTCCGTCACGATGCCATCGGCCAGGATGCGCAGCGTCGTCTGGAGCGCGGCCGAGGAATTGAGCGACACGCGCTCCATGCTCTCGGCGACGGTGCCTGTACCGACATGCACCGGCATCAGCGCGTAGCCTTCGATCCGGGCGATCTCCCGCAGGATCACCGGCTCATGGGCGCGGCGGTCCAGATCAAGGGCGACATCGACCGGGACGATCGAGGGGCGGTGCGGGTTCTGGTAGTCCGAGAGCTGGCTGTTTCCGACCCGGCAGATCGTTTCTGCCGCATGGACGCCGCCGACCTTGCCGATCGCATTGGCAGTCGCGGTCTTGATCGCCGCCAGGGTCTGGGCGTCGTTACCCGTCATGGTGCGGGTTCCTCACGTCGTCAGGGCAACTGTGTTGATCATGTGATCTGCAAAGTCTGACCTTTCTGGATCATGGCATTGAGGATGACGAGAAGCTGGCGTGCGATGGCGATAAGGATGGTCTTGGGTGCCTT